ACGTCCAATGATGTACAACTCTGCTTACGGGCGTTTATTGAGGAGTTTGCTAGCAACTGCAGATTCATCTTCACCTGTAACTACAAAAACAAAATCCTCGATCCCCTCCATTCTCGGTGTACCGTCGTTGAATTTGGGATCAAAGGAAAAGAACGAGCAAAAATTGCCAACGGTTTCTTCACTCGACTTCGAGAAATCCTCGATCAAGAAAGAATCCAATACGAAAACAAAGTACTCATTGAACTCATTGGAAAACACTTCCCCGACTGGAGACGAGTCCTCAACGAATGTCAAAGATATTCCGTGGGTGGTTCGATTGATTCGGGAATTCTCGCAGCGTTTGGGGATATTGCGGTAAATGACCTTGTTAAGAACATTAAGGAAAAGAACTTTCCTGAAGTCCGTAAGTGGATCGTTTCTAATTTGGACAATGATCCTAACGTACTTCTGCGTCGTGCTTACGATGCTCTTTACGAAGTTCTGGATGGTCCTTCCATTGCTGCTGCTGTGCTCATTGTTGCTAAGTATCAGTACCAGTCTGCATTCGTGGCGGATCAAGAAATAAATCTATTGGCAGCAATGACTGAAATTATGGTGGAGTGTGAATTCAAATGATTGACTTTTTGATTAGTACCCAGTGGGAAGCACTGGGCAACCATACCATTGCAGAGTTTGCAGTGGGATATCTGTTCGGTGGAGCGTTGATTCTCGGCGCACCTGGTGTGTTCTTCTTTGTTGTATTCAATGCAGCACTACAAAGAACCAAGGGAGCACAGATTGGATACAAGGACCACAAAGATTACGGTGACTCCTCTACCTATGAGAATGGTAAGATGGCAGACCAAAAACCATACACACATTACATTGCAGCAGCAGAACAATGAACGTAAAACTTATTCGTATTATTACTGGTGAAGAAGTAGTTGCAGAACTACTTGAGGAAACGGATGATTCTATCACTGTTAAAAATGGACTTGTGGCACTTCCACAAGCACAAAGTGTAGGGTTTATGCCGTGGGCAACTGTAATTGATAAACAAGAACCTGAGATTACAGTATCAAAGAATCATATTGTTTATATTGCAGCAGTTGACTCTGGAGTTAAAAACAAGTATTGTGAAATGTTCGGTGGTATCACCGCTCCTGAGAAGAAATTGATTTTATGATTGTATCTGAAGAAGTTGCACAGTGGGCAGCAGATGAGTTTATTAACTACTTCTCCCACTTTACTAATATTGAAGACTACCTGAGATTTGTAAAGAAAGAGGTTATCTCTTCTTCATCATCTTTGGTGTCACTTGAAGATGAGTTCTTTAATGAAGATATTCATCCTCAGGATATGGAATTTGATATCAAGTTCGTAGGTAACCGCTTTCAAGGTGGAGTTCCCCAAGAACATTATGTCAATCTTTTGAGAGCAGTTTCTTCTCATAATAATGAATCCAACATTCCTGGAAGGGAATTGCGTTGGATGATCTTTGAGAAAAATACAAAGAAGGTATTGGGATTCATTCGTTTCGGATCTCCTACCATCAATTCCAAACCAAGGAATCTATGGTTGGGTCACCAACCTAATCTGTCTATTTTCAATAGACACGCTGCCATGGGATTTGTGATTGTTCCATCCCAACCTTTTGGGTACAACTATCTCGGTGGCAAACTACTGGCACTCCTGTGCTGCTCTCATTTCGCCCGTGAGACACTGAACGAAGTGTTTGAAAAAGAGATTGCTCTGTTTGAAACAACGTCGCTCTACGGGTCTGCTACCAGTGCCTCACAGTACGATGGTCTCAAACCATTCATGAGATATAAAGGACTAACTGAAAGTAAGTTCCTGCCACTGATGCATGACAAGCAGTTTCATAAACTTCATAATGAGTTCACGAGACTGAATGACAACACACCTTTGACTGATAACAAAGCATCATCTAAGAAGATGAAGCGACAGACAAAGATGATTTCTATCATTAAGAATTCTCTACAAGATCAAGACAAGTTGACTCATTTTAATGATGTTATCCAGACTGCCTTTGGTCTGACACAGAAGAAACGTTTCTATATCTCAGACTATGGTTTTGAGAATGTGCGTGAAGTTATTCTTGGTGAGCAAGAAACTCTTCGTCCTGGTCAAAACTTTGATAAGTTTTATCTTGAGAACATCATTGCTTGGTGGAAGAAGAAAGCAACTAAGAGATATGAAAAATTAAAAGAAGAAGGAAGATTCCGTAACAAGGTAGAACTCTGGACTGAAGACGATCAAATTCAAATTATACGATGACATACGAATTGAAAGACTGGTTGAACTCAATCAACACAAACAAGAAGGATCTTCTTGTTGATGATCCCACAGCAAAATATCCTGCATACATTGTGAACCGTTGCATGTCTGGTCATCTAGACACGGTTCTGTTTGCAAATGAAATGAACAAGGTCCCAAACCTAGATCCAAAACTCCAGTATTCATTTTTACTAAATAGTGTGAGGAAAAGGAAGAGATTTTCTCCCTGGCTCCGCAAAGATGAAATCAGAGATTTGGATTTAGTGAAACGTTATTATGGTTATAGTAACGAAAAAGCAAAGCAGGCTCTGAGCATCTTAACCAAAGAACAATTGTCATTTATTAAATCTAAATTTGAGACCGGAGGAAAAAGATGATTAGTGAACCTGAGGTCAAGTGGTCAGCTGACCAAATGATCGAAGTTACCTTGAATGAACCGGATGATTTTCTCAAGGTTCGTGAAACTCTGACGAGAATTGGAGTCGCATCCCGAAAGGAGAAAAAGATCTATCAGTCCTGCCATATTCTGCACAAGCAGGGACGGTATTATATTGTTCACTTTAAGGAACTGTTTGCCTTGGATGGTAAGCATGCTAACCTGACAGTGAATGATGTCCAGAGACGCAACAGAATTATTCAACTGCTTTGTGACTGGGGTTTGGTGACAGTTATCAGTCCTGAAAAGGTTACTGATATTGCACCACTCAATCAAATCAAAGTTCTTGCCTATAAGGAAAAGAACGAATGGATTCTTGAAACCAAATACAATATTGGTAAGAAGAAAAAAGTAGAATCAACCGAATAAAAAAGTGTGGGAACTACGGTTCCCTTTTTTTATGTTTCGTGGTTAAATAGTAGTGGATGCCGAATGGGTCCACACAACACAAACTCGCTTTCAAAGGAGCTAAGAACCATGGGTGACATCACCACATATCGTGCTGCAGACTTACCAGCTTTGCTTGATCGTATAAATAAGCATAGCATAGGTATGGATGAATACTTTAATCGTCTGTTTAATCAGCACGAAACAACGACAAACTATCCTCCATACAACCTAGTTCAGGTCAGTAACGTAGAATCAAGACTTGAACTCGCACTCGCAGGTTTTAAAAAGGAAGAGGTAAATGTCTACACCGAATACGGTAAACTTTTTGTCGAAGGACAAAGAGCAGAACAAGAGTCAGAAGAAACATACATCCACAGAGGAATGGCTCAACGATCTTTCACTAGAGCATGGACCCTCAGTGACGAGACGGAAGTTAGATCAGTTAGCTTTGAGGATGGGTTGCTGACAGTCACACTTGGTAAGGTGGTTCCTGATCATCATGCCCGTAAAGATTATATCTAAATAGTTGCGGCTACCTTGTTAAATATCGTCGCCGCATGGGGGAACTGGCAAAAACCAGTTGCGACCCCCATTTTTTTGTGTTATAATACCTGGAGGTAAGAACTGATTATGAGCATTCAACTGGCACTACTAAAGTCTGGAGAGGAAGTCATCGCAGACATCAAAGAATATAGAGATTCGGAAGATAATTTGGTTAATTATTTGTTTTCCAATCCTTATGCATTAAAGATTAAAAAGTCCCAAGTTTTGATGGAAGGTAAAGAAACATTGAAACCTGAGATTATCTACCATAGGTGGATGCCTCTATCAAAGGATACTGATATTATTGTAAATAAAGATTGGATTGTTTGTATTACTGATCCACTTAACGAACTTTTGGAAACTTTTACGGAGAAAATGAATGGAGGAAACCAATTTACCGATGGACGAGATGATGCTTCCACCGGATCAAGTGGACGACTCAGAGCCGACGGTGCAGATACTGTGTCTAGTGAACAAACTACTCTTAGTGAGTGAGGTTGAAGCGATAGTTGCAGACATCGGACAACCTGATTGCAAACTTACTAAACCTTGCTTGATTGATAATGGAGAACTCACACGTTGGTTAACTGATGTGTCTGATGATGAAATCATCATGATGAGTTCTGATAAAATATTGACAATGGTTGAACCCAACCAAACCCTACTTGATGATTACGAGTCACTGACTAAATGAGATTCTACACAAATGTCTATCAACGTTTTAATGAGATCCTGGTGCGTGGATATGAAGATGGAAAACACTTTTCGTACAAAGAAACATTTCACCCAACTTTCTTTGTGCCGTCAAAGAAGGAATCAAAATACAAAACACTTGATGGCAAGTATGTAGAACCAATCAAACCTGGTAAGATCTCAGACTGCAAAGAGTTTGTAGAGAAATATAAGGACGTAGAAGGTTTTGATATCTATGGTAATGATCGATATGTTGCACAGTATATTTCAGAGAAGTATCCTGAGAATGAAATTAAGTTTGATTTGACAAAAATTAAACTGTTCACGATTGACATTGAGGTTGCTGCTGAGGAAGGATTCCCTGATGTGTTCAACGTTGCAGAGGAAATTCTTGCAATCACATTGCAGGATGCTGCTACTAAGCACATCACCTGCTTTGCATCACGTCCATTCAACAACACACGCAAGGATGTCACCTTTGTCCTGTGTCACGATGAGTATGATCTTATCAATAGATTCCTAGACTGGTGGCAGTCAGAGCAACCTGAGGTCATCACAGGGTGGAATTGTGAACTGTATGATATCCCATACATCGTCGGTAGAATCGAACGTCTTATGGGAGAAAAGGTGATGAAGAAATTATCTCCCTGGTACAATGTTCGTACCCGTGAGATTCAGATGCATGGTCGCCCACAGATTACTTGTGAGTTGGCAGGCATCAGTGTGATTGACTATCTTGACTTGTATAAGAAGTTTACATATTCCAATCAAGAATCATATCGACTGGACCACATTGCATTTGTGGAACTAGGACAGCGTAAGTTGGACCACTCGGAGTTTGATACTTTCAAGGACTTCTATACAGGCAACTGGCAAAAGTTTATTGAATATAATATCGTTGACGTAGAACTTGTTGACCGTCTGGAAGACAAGATGAAACTCATTGAACTTGCATTGACTATGGCGTATGACGCCAAGGTGAATTATAATGATGTATTCTTTCAAGTTCGCACTTGGGATGCGATTATCTATAACTACTTAAAGAAGAAGAATATAGTTATCCCTCCAAAAGAGCGATCTGAAAAAGATTCACAATACGCAGGCGCTTATGTCAAGGAACCGATTCCGGGAAAGTATGATTGGGTTGTGTCTTTTGACCTCAACAGTCTATACCCTCATCTTATTATGCAGTATAACATCTCCCCAGAGACCTTACAGGAATCTAGACATCCCTCGACTACGGTTGATCGAATCCTTAAAGAGGAATTGACGTTTGAGATGTATAAGGATTATGCGGTATGCGCCAATGGTGCAATGTATCGTAAAGATGTGAAAGGTTTCCTACCTGAATTGATGGAGAAGATGTATGGTGACCGTGTTATCTTCAAAAAGAAAATGCTTGCCGCCAAGCAGCAGTACGAGAAGACGCCTACTAAAGCACTTGAGAAAGAAATCGCTAGATGCAACAACATTCAAATGGCGAAGAAGATTTCTCTTAACTCTGCTTATGGTGCTATTGGTAATCAATACTTCAGGTATTTCAAACTAGCAAACGCAGAGGCGATTACTCTGTCCGGTCAGGTATCTATCCGCTGGATTGAGAATCGGATGAATAAAAAACTAAACAAAATCCTCAAGACGGAGAACACTGATTATGTTATTGCTTCAGATACTGATTCCATTTATCTTAATCTGGGTCCTTTTGTTGACTGGGTATTCAAAGGCAGAGAGAAAACTTCTGAAGTCGTTGTCGATTTCCTTAATAAGGTCTGTGAAGTGGAATTTGAGCCTTATATTGAAAGTTCTTATCAAGCGTTGGCGGACTATGTGAATGCTTATGACCAGAAGATGCAGATGAAGCGAGAGAACATCGCTGACCGTGGTATCTGGACTGCCAA